GGTTATTAATATGTCATATTTCACAAACTATCCTACAGTCAATTATAAGTTTGGTAACGAATCGACAGCTGTTGCAGTTCAAGACATTGGTGCCTATATTGATTTGATTGATAGAGTCAAGGATGACATTTCTTTCTATCAAGAATATAACTTGAGAGATGGTGACAGACCTGACCAAGTTTCTAACGACTTATATGGTTCTCCTGACTATCACTGGACATTCTATCTTCTAAATGATGATATAAAAGAAAGAGGATGGCCTTTAACCAGATCACGCATTAGTGACAAGGCAAAAGAAGAATATCCTAATATTGTCCTTACAACTAGAGCAAATATTGCAGAGCAGTTCTTAGTAGGTAGTAACATTGAAGGACAAGCATCTGGTGTTACTGGAAAGATTTTAAGAAGACGACCTGATATGGGTCAGATTATTGTAGAAAAAACACCAGCTGATAGAGTTTTCACTGGAACACCTACTATCAACAGTGAGTTAGAGATTGAACTAACTACAGCAGAAACTTTTGTAAATACTAGTGAGTGGGTGGTAGAAGTAGTAACTGCTCTAGGAAATACTGTAGCAACAAACTATAGTATTGTTACCACAGAGAATAATACAAAAGCAACTATTAGTGATCTTTCATTTGGAATGACTTACCAGATCACAGCAAAAGTTCTTACTGATACTAACTTTATTAATAGTGAATCTATTCTTACTACAGAGAATGAAGTAGACAAGAATATTAAGATTGATACAGTAGTAGAAGAATATAATGCCAAGCATCACTATGAGAATGCTAGTGGCAACTATGTTGATATCAGCCCTAATGCTCCTTTTCTTCAGAGAGTATCACATGAAATTACATGGAATGGTCTTGACGTTAACGACCCATCTAACTTTATTATTGACAAAATTAATATTTCTAATCTTAGTTCTATTTTTACTAACTTTAGTTTGGACGAACTTGGTGTTCAGGCAATCTTAGGAAATCTTATTCCGGGTGGAACTGCACTTCAGATTGCAGGAGTTTTACAATCACAGTTTATCAACGATGATGAATATACAATTGATGATTGGCAGACTAACTTCTTAGTAGGAGTATTAGGATTCACTACGGAACTTCAAAGTGTTGTATCCATGCAACTAGGAGCTATCATAAACTCTATTGTAGGTTCAGAAGGAACTGCGCCTACTTCTATTGTATACCATACATTCACTTTAGTTGATAATCAACTGGACTTGATAACTGCTACTGCTCCACAATATATTGGATTTGAGTTTAGGTCAGATGTTAGTGTTGACCTAACTACTGCATTAGGTGGAGTATATGCTGCACTTCCCTTTAACACTATCACAGCAAATGATACTGAAAACCCAAAAGAAAGAAACTTTGTAACCTATAAGAATTTAGGATTTACAGGTTCGGTTATTAGTCAGTCGCCATTCTTTGCAAATAAAACTACTGGTGATGATGGTGTTCTAGATAATAACTCTTCTTTTGTATTCATCCAAAATGAATATGAAGATTATATTGCTACCAACTATGATGCTATTATCCCTGCTACGATTACTCCTGTTACCTTCCTTGAACGGTATGGAAAAGAAAATGAAGAGGTTAGACCTATTAAGGTTCTGAGACCAGAAGTGATTACTCAGTTTGATAAACAGTTCAAAAGAATCTTATCTGAAACTTCAGGGGAACAAGTTGAAACTGTTATTGGTGGTGGATTTGGAGATACTTCATACACTTCAAGTATATCTGCGCCTTCTACTAATGGTGGTGGCAGTAGTAGTGCTAGTGTCAGTAGCAGTAGTGGTGGTGGAGGGGGTAGTAGTTACTAATGAGTACTACTGGTAGACATCATCCTTTATATGTTGCACAGACAAGAGTTTTTGTTTCTTCTGAAAGATATCCACGGCAAGAGATTTCAAAGATTGTTGCAGAAGTAAATATCTATGAAAACCTTGGTCTTCCCTATATCACAGGCCGTCTTGTAATTATTGACTCTGCTAACGCATCTAATGCGGTTCACTTTCAAGGGCAAGAAAGAGTTAATATTATTGTGTTAGACTCTGAAGCAAACCCTATTATGAACAAAGAATTTATTTGTATGGGGATTGATTTTGGGCAAAAGGTCGGTGATGATAAGTCTGGTTTTTCCGTAAAACTAGTTGAAGAACATGCATTGCTGAGTAACAGCACTCGTTTCAGTAAAACCTATGAAGGCAAACCAGATGCTATTTGTAATACTATTTGTTCAGAACAATTAGGTGTAGCTGTAGAACCTAAAGGTAGTCCAGTACAGTCTGATATGCGAGTAGTGTTCCCTTTCACTACATCACCCCTAGAAGCAGCAAACTGGATGGCTGCAAGATGCACTAACAATAATGGTCATCCATTTTATTTCTATTCTACAATGGTAGATAACTCTTTACAACTTGCAGATATATCTACACTATTAGGAGAAAGTCCATTTAATAACGGTGATCCTTATATCTTTGGAACTACATCCAATAAAGGTGCTGGTCAAGAAGAAGACTGGGGAATTCTTAGTAAAAAGATTACCAACTATACTATCAATAATAACGAAGATACCTTGTTAGCAATGGCAAGAAATGTCTATGGTGGATATTATAACTTTATTGATACCTATGAATATGGTGGAGAAGAAGTCATATATGATCTTCCTACTACTCTAGATAATTTACCTAAGTCAAATGGTTCTACAAAATATAACTATGATCCAGACTTTTCTATTGGTAGACCTTATCATAATGGACAGAATACCTATACTACACAGGTAGTAACACGAAAACTATTTGATGATAAGTTCTCTTTCCTAGAAGAAGAAACTGTAGACAAGCATTTGTATAAAGCACAGTCTAGGGCGATTTATGGATTCTTAGATCAACAACCTATCAATATTACTGTTCCGGGTATTTCATTTGGATTTAATAAACTTGGCAAGAAGATGGATATCTATATTCAAAAAGATATTCCACCTGAAGAAAAGTCTAATATTGATAGTGTCCGTGATAAGAAAAGATCAGGCGAATATCTTATTCAAAAGATAATGTATACTATTTTTAGTAATAGACTTACTGCTACTATTACTGCAACAAAAACAGATACTGACCCAAGCTTGGGCAGTGAGAAACTGAATCAGAATTAAAGTTATGGAAATATATAAGGTCTTACAGAAAGAGTTTTATGGAGATGATACCCGATGGTTTTTGGGTATTGTTGAAGACAATAAGAATGACCCTGAAAAACTTGGTAGAGTTAGAGTCAGGGTATATGGTGCGCACAATGCGTATTTGTCTGAAGTTCCTACTGAACTCTTGCCTTGGGCAACAGTAATGGTCCCTGCTACATATGGTGGAGTATCTGGTGTAGGCAGAAGTCCTACAGGTATTGAACAGGGTTCATGGGTCTTTGGTATCTTCCTAGACGGTAAACATTCACAGAACCCTTTAGTAATGGGAACTATTGGCAAAATCGAACAAACTCCCGGAGAAGATATTACTCCTGAAGATAAGATTGAACCGACATCTATCAGTAGTACTATTGGTGGAGCAGGAGACACTACAAATGCTACTAATGTAGGTGGTATAGTATATGCTAATACTTCTACTGGGCAGATTGCTTTTGAAGTTGCTAAACAAGAAGGGTTTACAGAAATTTCAGCAGCTGCTGTTGCAGGAGCAAGTTATGCACCATAAGGAATTATCATGGCTAAAGTAATACCCGGATTAAGAAAGAATACAGTATCAAGTAATACTAATGTTGCACCTAAACCTGATCCAACTAAAACTCAGGGTGGTAGAACTGAGGATGATTTTGCTTTTGGTATTTTCAAGTTTCGTGGTCAAAATATTCTAAAGTATAATAAGTTTTGCTTTGAAAATAACCTTGACTTGAATAACGAAGAAAACCAGATTAGGTTTTTATTCATCTTACTGAGAGACGATCCATCATTACGGGGTGCTGAACTAAAGGAAGCAGAAACTATAGAACAAGCTGCGCAAATCATTCATGAATATATTTTAAAAACTAATGATGGTCTTCAAAATACTATAGATACTGCATATGACCTTTTAGATAGGAATAGTGTGTAATGAGTGCCAGCACATACGAACGAGAAGTTGCATCTACACAGGATGCTACTAGGAGAGCAGTGCAAAACCCTTTAGCTGACTTATCTGGACTGGAAAAATTTGTTGCTGATAACCTTCCAGATGGATCAGTCCACGACGAAGAAACTAGAGCGCAAATCACGCAGAGACTTTTAGATAATGAAATAAACTCTGAAGAAGCAAATGAATATGACGGTGATGTTGATCCTAGTGATTTGCCTAACTATGGTCCTCCGGGGACAAATATTATTAATAATGAAAAGACTGAACACGAAAACGAACCAGAGCAGTCTGCCCCCAACCCATTTGACGGTGGTTCTAACAAACCACTCAAATCAACTCCACCCGGTCATCCCGGAGCATTAGATGCAAACTCTGTAACTAAGAATAGCAAACTAACAGAAGAAGACGAAACAAGAGTAGGTGGTTCTACAGGTTCATATGCTTCTGAACTTTCTTTGATGCTTGGTGGTATAACAATGTTATATGTCAAAGGTGGAACTGTTAAGTATGCAAACACATCTGCTGGCACAGGTAGTAGTGAAGAAGGGGCAGGAGTAGGTTCCTGTAAAGCTTTGGGAAATGATTTAAATAAGGTGTCTGAAGAACAGTTTGAGAAGAATACATTTATTCCAACAGAAGCATCCAGACCTGATACTTTTGGCGATTTGACAAATGTAGTGCGAACTAAAGAAGGTAAAGTTGTTAGAACTAGTAGTGGCAAACCACTATTTACAAAAAAAGGTTAAGATATAATGGCAGTAACTACAACCATAAACTTTGCTGATGCTTTCAATCCAGCATTAAAAGTTTTACAGTCAGACTTCTTAGGAGATGATGTAAACTCTATTTTTGATGTTGACAAAGTTGAAGTAGGTGATATTATTGAAACACCTGAAGAACTAGAGTCCTACTTGCGTTCTGCCAGAAGAGAATATACTGAGGTTATTGTCTATCATACATCTAGTGATTACAGACAAAACTTTAAGAGAGAAGAACTTCTTAACTGGTTCTTTACACAGTATAATCAAGAAGATATAAACTTTCATTTCTTAATCTTACGGGATGGCCGTATCCAGATTAATAAACCTATTAACTCTGCTGCTGAACATACTACTGTGTCAGGACATTTACCTCACAGTATCAGTGTTGCCTTTGTAGGTGGACTAAATGATGGTATTCAAGATATCAACTCTTGTTCTACTGCACAATGGAATACTTTTCATAAGTTTATGAAGTGTTTCTATGTTGTTCTTCCGGGTGGACAAGCATTTGGACACTCTGATATTAATCAAAATGCAACTGATCCGGGATTTGATGTTATTAAATATGTAGAGAACTCTTTTGGTAAAAGAAACACTTTGAGAAATACAGATGCTAGAACTCAAGGTTCTTTAACTGTTAGAGAACTTATTGATGCAAGTAGAGCAAGAGGGTTTAAGTAAATGTCTGAATTAGGATTTAAAGACCCGGATGAGTCATTCCCACGGGAAGAGTATGTTGGTAAACCGACAACGAATAAAGCTGCACGGGAAGAATGGGAATCTAAAATCGTAATGCCAGATGGTGTTGCTGGCACAGACCTAGTTAAAACAGACTGGCAACCCAAGTATCCCTATAATAAAGTAGAAGAAACTTCTTCTGGTCATAGAGTTGAGCATGATGATACTCAGGGTGGAGAACGTCTGTCCTATGTTCATAAAGATGGCACAGGCATTGAAATGTATCCCGGTGGAACTGATGCTGAAGATACAACAACTATACTTGTAAACTCTACCTCAAGGATGGTGCAGTTAGTTGGTGATGATTTTGTAATGGTTGTTAATGGTAACGGCAATGTTACCTATAAAGGAACTCTTAACCTAACTGTAGAGGGTGACTTTAATGTAAACTGCGACAACTATACTGTTACTACTAAAGGCAAACAGGTTGAAGAGATTGCTCAAGATAAAGTTGAGAACTTTGTAGGTGATAGAATCATTACTACAGAAGGTAATAAGTCAGAGATTGTCTTTGGCAACTACACTCTTGGTGCTTTGAATAACACCTACATCTTTGCTAAGAACTATCTGAGAATGGCTGCTGAAAAAGATATTGACATTTACTCCGGTAGACATATGACACTTACAGCAAAAGAGAACATGACAAGTTCTGCTTTGGCAAATAGACTTATTGGTATAACCACATCTGTTCTTGGTTCTAGTGGCACTATTGGTGGTGATAACATGGTAATGTATGGTAAGACCTATCATGGTGATGTTATTGGCACAGCACAGAGAGCAAGATATATGACAAGCACAGACCCTGATGCAGTAGAAACCTCTAAACCTACAGCAGCAATCCTGACTGAAGGTCAGGCTAAAACCTATGATATTGGTATTCGTAAACCTCTTATTGATGAAGCAATAATTAGAAATAGTATTTCTGGTGGTGCGCAAACTACTGGTGCTTCTAGAACTCCTAATCCTAAAAATGCAGCAGATACATTTGATGATGGTAAGACTACAGAACAGAAAAAAGAAGATGCCCAATATGGCAATGAGTTTGATACTCAAAACTCATATGTTAATGATTTTGATGGTGGAACAAACAGTGTAACACAAAATGTATTAAGAACGAAAAGTGGTTCAGTTGTTACATCATCAGATGGTTCTCCGGTTTATGTGGACAATTAGGATATAGTGAGAGATAATCAATGGTAAACGTTAATTTTAATAAACTTACAACTAGACAAGTCAGAGCATTACTCAGAGACCCTAACAATAGAGAAGATGGAACTCTTGTAGGAGCAGCTGTTGCTAAGAACTTGATTGGTCCTGATTATTTTGTTTCAGTTGCCAAAAGACTGAGAACATATTTTGGAAATAATCCTAAAGTAAAATACTCTAGAAAATCATTAGTCAATTCTACTCTAATCAAAAGATATAAAGAGAACCTTGGAACAGCAAAGATTCTACCAAGTCCAATCTTTGACCCTATGAAACTTGATAAGATTAATGGGACAACTAAACTTGGCGGTGGTATTCCATTATCTTTGTTTGTATCTTCTCCCGGAACTAGAGCTACTATTAACCATTTGAATGCAAGTGAACGCAAAATTATTGCTAAACGATTTTATTGTCATGTTCCTTTGATTGAAGGATTTAGAAATAATAGCAAGTTTAAAAGAAACAGTTTGATTGTGACTGAAGGTCTAGTCAAGAAACAGAGTGATGAGACTTTAGTGACAGGTGATATTAGAGACCTACAGACACAAGGCAGAGCTGTTGTTTATGAAGTATTGAACAGTAAGGGTCAGAATGATGCCTATGCTACATTTGAACTTGCTAACTATTGGAAAGACAATAATCTTTTCCAAGGAATGATTCTACATTACGATACATTAGACCCTTCTCCTAATAATGCAGATGTAGGGACTTTACAACCTGATAAAGTATATCATGCTGAGATTATTGTTGTAATGCCCTCAGTAAATGATTACTATGAAGGAAGGTTTGATAGGTCAGTTAGAACTGATATTAATTTTAGAGCAGCAATCTATGGTGGTCTTGGTTATTTTCAGTATAAATAAAAACATAGAATAAAAAGAAAAATGGTATGAGATGGCAGTAACAAAAGCACTTTCGATAGAAGATGGTAATTTACAAACACCATCTATTGTAACGACTAGAAATCGTAAGTACAGTGATTTGGATTTAACCTTCGCTGCTAGAACTACTGGTGACATTTTCAAGAAGACTGATGCAGCTGCTGTTAAACAATCTGTAAAGACTATCCTACAGACTAACTTTGGCGAAAGACCTTTCCAACCTAACTTTGGTGCAGACCTTCGTTCTAGATTATTCGAAAACTTTACTGATGAGGAAAATGCGTTCCTGATCGAAGATGCTATTACCGATGCACTTAAGTTTTATGAACCAAGAGCTGAACTAGTTTCTTTAGATGTTAGAGACAACCCTGATAGAAACTATCTTGGTGTAAGGGTCGAATTTAAAGTAGTAAATACAGACGAACTTGTAGTGCTAGATACTTCAATATCAAGGATTAGATAAGAATGGCGACCACAATCAATTCATCAGACCTTAACTTTGATGATATCAAAACATCACTAAAAACCTACTTTGCATCTAAGTCAGAGTTTGCTGACTATGACTTTGAAGGTTCTGGTCTGTCTAACATCCTTGATGTGTTGGCATATAATACTCATATGAATGGTTTGATTGCAAACTTTGCATTGAATGAGTCTTTTCTTCCTACAGCACAACTCAGAACATCTTTGGTAAACCATTCACTTTTGTTTGGATATATTCCAAGATCAAAGACAGCATCTAACGCAGAATTGACTGTAACTGTAGATTTAGGATCAGGTGCTGGTAAACCTGCTAGTATCACTATGCCAGCTGGAACACAGTTCACATCAATAGTTGATGGTGTAAGTTATACATTTAGAACACTTTTAGAATATACAGCATTTCCTAATCCAGTACAACCAAACCTCTATACGTTTGTTGATGCTTTAGGTCAACCCTATGTTAGAGTATTTGAAGGCGAATTGGTTGTTAAGACATTTATTGCTGAGATTACAGGGGACAGACAGGTTTATGTTGTTCCTGATCCAGACTTAGATTTGTCTACAGTTGCAGTTCAAGTATATGATAATATTAACACAGATAACTTTACAAGTTACTTTAGTGCTAATGCTACATCTGGTGGAAATGCTATTACTAGTATTACTGCTGATACTGCTCTTTATCTTCCACTAGAAACATACAATGGATACTGGGAGTTTAACTTTGGTGTTCTGGGCGTAACAGGTAAAAACCCTGTGAACGGTGAAGTTATTCGTGTTACCTACCTTAGAACAAATGGTATTGATGCAAACGGTGCGTCAACCTTTAACCCATCTTCTACACTTGCTGTTACTGGATTTGGTAGTAAGACATTGAATACTGTGGTAAGAAGAGGCACAAAATCTTCCTTTGGTGCAGATAAAGAAAGTCCTGAATCTATTAGAGCAAATGCTCCACTTTCATATCTTGCACAAAACAGATTGGTTGCTGCTAACGATTATAGAGGTGTTATTGCTAACGGTGTTCCGGGTATTAAGTCTATCAATGCATGGGGTGGAGAAGATAATGTCCCTGCCAAGTATGGTAAGACTATCATTTCTATTGTATATGAAAGTGATGTTAGTGCAGTCCAGAAGGCTGCTCTACAGACCCTTATCAAAAATAACTTGACTGATCCGTTGTCAGTAGTTGGTGTTGAAGCAGAGTTTGTCGATCCAACATTTATTTACTTGGACGTGATTACAAACTTTAGATACAATCAGTCTTTGACTAACCTGACCAGAGATGCAATCCAAACTAAGATTGTTGGTGAAGTAAATTCTTACTTTGCTGTAAACTCTGGTAAGTTTAATGATACAATTAGAAAATCTAAACTAACATCTCAAATTGATGCTTCTGATCCTTCTATTTTGGGATCAGATATTGATATTAAAATGTCTGCTAGATTTACACCATTGCAGAACCCGACTACAGGAAATTTTGTTAGAACAGATTATACAATTAACTTTATTAACAATATTCAATCACCTTTGATGCAAGTTCCAAGTATTAGTAGTGATAGATTTGTTGTAAATGGTATTTCTTGTAGTATTAGAAATGCACCACTACACTCGACTACACTTCAAGCTATTGATATTCAAGGTAATGTAGTTATTTCGAACATTGGTAACTATGAACCAACTACAGGTAAAGTTAATCTAGTAGGGTTCTTAATTGATTCTATTTCTTCTGGTAATACATATTTGACTATTACTGCTAATGCTGCTGATGATAGTACATTCAAACCTTTGAGAAATACATTGATTACTTTGGGAACAAATAGATCAGTTGGTAGTGGAGATGTAAACCAAGCATCTTCTGTAACAGGCACAACGAATTAAACAATGTCAAATACCAAAACCCTTTCAGACTTAAACAGACTAAATGTAAACCTAAAAGAATCTCAGGTTGATACTGTAGTTCCTGAACATTTCAAAGAACAGTATCCACAACTAGTAGAATTTCTGAAAGCATATTATGAGTATATTGATGGTGAAGGTGGTATTGCACATGACCTAAAAAATATCTTTACATCTAGAGACCCTGAGTCTACTTCAGATGAATTTTTAAATTTATTATTCCAAGAAAGATCACCGGGATTTGGTCCAATCCAATTTCCTTCTCCAAGATTTGCCTATAAGCAATTGCCTATCATCTATAAGATTAAAGGCACTAACCTGTCTATTGACCAGTTTTTTAGATATTTTTTCCAGCAAGACGTAGAACAAACATTACCTAGAAATCAAATGTTTATTGTTGGAGAAAGTGAGATAGGAGCTGAATCTTTACGATTTATCCAAGACTCATATTTTTATCAAATCTTTTCTATTTTGATTAAGAGTGGTATTCCTGCTACACAATGGTTAGATTACTATAAGAGTTATCTACATCCAGCTGGGTTTGCTATTTTTACAGAAACAGCATTCGAACCTGTAGTGTCTCTTTTACAAACACCATTGACAGAAATTATTACAGACTCTGATATCGCTGCCTCTGCTGCTACTGTTCTTGCATCTGAAGATGATATTGCTAGTATAGGTCTTACATCTGTTACTGCTATTGATAGTGATGCACAGAGAAGATTTGCTGTTAGTCGTGGATTTAATATCTACCAGACTGATGCACAAGATTCTGCTATTCTTAACAATTCACTTTACAATGGACAGTATATCTCTATTGCAGACATTCTTGATCCTAACTCTAGAAGATTTAGTGATAGTGACAATAGAGAAGATATTAGATACAACCTGTCCGATTCCTTGTATGGTGGTATTACTATGGATGAAGATAGTGGAACATTTGATACTATTGGTCTTATTCCGGGTATTAGATTCTCTAGCACAACCGAAACTATGGACGAAGGTGTATTCCCGTTCTATAATGATTCTGGTTTAGATTCAGCAATTGGTCCATATGTTTGATATAAATAAGTTTAAGAGTTTTCATAGGAAGTAGAAATGACAAGCACACTAGATGTATTAGATTCAGACAATGTTCTTAATAGAGGCACAGTTGCTAACGACAACACTGGTGACACTCTAAGGTCTGCTGGACTTAAGATTAACAATCAGTTTGAAAATGTTGATAGTGCTATGTTTAATACATCATGGGCAGAATGGCCTGCTGGTGTAAAAGAGACTAACTCTGTCCTACGTTATAATGGTTCTAAGTTTGTTGGAACAAACAACGTCAAGATTGACTCTGATGGTAATACTACAGTTTCAGGAACATTAGCAGTTTCAGAAACATTAGCAGTAACATCTACTTCTACTTTTACTGATAGTGCAACATTCTCTGCTAATGTAAACTTAGGTGATAACGATATACTGAATATTGGCGCTGGTGATGATTTACAGATTTACCATGATGGATCAAATAGTTACATTAAAGATGCTGGGACTGGAAACCTAGTTCTATTGTCTAATAACTATAGTCTTAAAAATGCTGCTAATAACGAACAAATTATTTCTGCTGTAGAAGACGGTGCTGTAGAACTTTACTATGATGCTATTAAAAGAATTGAAACTACTAATGTTGGTGGAACAGTTACAGGTTCTTTAGTTGCTGACTCTGCTACTATTTCTGGTAA